AGTTGCTAAACATGTCTTGAATAGCGGAACCGTTATAGTAAAACAAACCTTGGTTATGGCTAAAGAAATATACACCATCTTCAGACTGTGCTATAGAGTGATGGCTTAGACATCCAAGACGGGTTGTTAATTCTACAACTTGAAAAGTTGCGGAATCATAACCCAAAATAGTGTAAACAGCATTAGGTTTAAACACAACTAACTGTCCACCAACAACAGCCATACCAGTAATACCGTTGCCACCACCGTTTAATTCAAAATAGTCGTCCTCATCCCAGTTCTCAGGAGAGTTTTCCAAAGACCAATAAATACGATTAGGGTAATCAACGGTAGCAATGTCAACATTTGCAGCCCACATTTTGTTTGCATGAACAATCAAATGTTCTGCCGTAGGCATTTTACGCTGTGTAGCATCAGGTGTTGTTTGCCAGTCATGCGGATTAGTACCAGAGGCTGTCAACGCTGTAGCATAAGTGTCAGTTGTTTTCCACACATATCCACCACTACCAGCAATACCAGTAGAAATATACATGCTATTGCCCCACTGCGCCATGCACACACCATGAGGGCTAGCGGAAACAATATCGTTACCAGAAGAATACTGTAAAGTGGTAAAGTTGCCCCCAGTAGAACGAAACACTTTAGTACTATTGGCTAACATTACTGTTGAGGTTGCACCACTAAAATTATACAATTTTTGTGGTGACCAAGTACCAGCAACAGCAGTAGTATTTAAGCGTTGTTGACCGCCACGACTAAACACTCCGCCTCGTGGGTCAATTTCAACATTTAACATGTCAGGAGATTCGTAACTAGCCAACTGAAACTGGTCGGCACGGAAGTTTAAACCACCAGTGAAATCCGATACTTCACTAATTTGTATCTGGGTCATTACTGATTAACTTTAAGATTTTTAGCCATAGTCTGCAAGTAACCGTTGAAAGTTGGACGACCAGAAGTTTGCCCAGCGTTCAAACGCAAGTTAGCATGGCTAGTAGGTTTACTAAGATTTGCTGAAGCCAAAGTTACACCCTCATCAAATGAACGCTTATATTCTCCAGCCATCAAAGTATCTTCAAGACGCTGATACACACGACTGCAAGCATAATACACTAAAGGGAAATGCAAGTTTGCACTTGCATCAACATTACCTTCAGAAGTAATCCAATCAATAGGTTCACGATAAGCACGGACAACAAGAGTACGCACATTGTTCGGTTTAGGGAACAAATGGATTTTGCCTTCCCAAATAGAATAAAACAACGGGTCACCACTAGTGTCATACGAACCAATATATGTTTGCTCAGCCATATCGTGACTAACCATATCTAAACGGAACCCAATGTTATTGTTGTCCACAATAGAAACAATCTGACTAATAGGGTCGGCAGTGAAACCTGATATAGTGTATGGTCGTTGTTCGGCTACGGTATCAAAGGTAAAACTTTTTTCTAGAAAAGTCCAACGCTTTTCAAGGTCTAAAATACGGTAGTAGCCGTCACGCAAATAAACATTTAACAAAGAATCTGGCAAATCCTCGGCATCAAGGTCAGTGATATTACGGACAGTATCCCGTAACGCTGTAGCAGTCATTTGAACATAAGCCATTAAATACCATCCTCAATTTTGGTGGCAACCTCAGCCAACGCTTTAGCCTGCTTTAAATGACCTGCACAGAACAGTTGTCCACGCACCTTGTTGGCACCACAAGAATCATCGTTACCAGTACATTTGTCACCCCGACCAATATAAGGTCCACTAGGGGCAGCAATACGGGCATTGGCAACCGCTGACAAGCGGTAGCCATCCACAGGTTTACCGTAAAGGGTATGGGCGTGAACAGTGTTATTACTCATCATATAAGCCTGTAGGTTCCCTACGGCTTAGGTAAACGGTTAAGTATATCTATGTAAGCCTTAGTTGAACCAGTCTTAGCAGCAGTCTTAGTAGTTTTGGCAGCCTTGCTTATAGGTCCCATACCGTAAGTGGCAGCCAACCATGCGAGGTCGGCTGGTTTACCTTTACCAGATATAATGTTTTGTATTTCGGGCAAAGCAGCCATACTACCCAAACCAGAATTATTGATAGCACCAGCATAGTCACCTTGTTTGAAACGGTCCCGTGCTTCTTGTCCCACAGTCCAAGAATCAGCAGTAGCCTTGAGACTGCCAATAGGGTCAGATTTCAGCATGTTAACATCTTGTTTCAACATGCCACCCAAACCAGAAAGAATACCCCACAACTTTGCACTACCCTTATCCAACATACCCATCTTAGGTTGTGGCTTCTGGCTGGCTTTGTAATTAGTCATTTGGTCAGTGGACAAATCTTTAGCATAGTTTTGCAAAGCCTTCATACCACTATCTTCACCATATGTAGCCAACCCGCTAGGCAAAATCTGTTGAATACTCCAAGGGTCAACAGGCTTAGGGGGTGCTGTTTGTGGCTTAGATTTCTTGAATCGTGCAGCCATAACTACTTCTTTGTCGGTGGGTTGCCGTAACGCTGAACAGGTTTACTGGACTTAGGTCTTACTGTTTCCTTCTTCAATTTTGCTAGACGAGCATCTTTCTGCTGGTCAGTCAAAACTTTACGGGTACGAGTCTTATTTGCCATTGCAGCATTTTTATCTTGTGCAGCACGCAAACGCATAGACGACTCTGTTTCCTTAACAGGTTTATACGCTTTCTTTCTAGGACCACTAGAAGAACCCATTTTGGAATCAGCCTTTTTGATTAGCCGTTCCTGTTGTTTACGCTGTTCCAAGTTAGCCAAACGGCGTTGCGTAGCCTTTTCGTTAGCAGTCATATAATCTGGTTTCTTACCCTCAAGACGCTTACCACGCTTCTCAAAAGCCATAGCCTTACGGGCACCAGTATCAACCAACTCTTTACGGTTCATGGTACCATACTTTTCCATGAGATACTTTAAGTTACTTTTGGCACGAGTATTAGTCCGAGAAGCACTCTTCAAAGAATCTTTGGTAATGGCAGCAATGTCAGAAACAGAAAGGTCATACCCTTCTTTTTTGGCGTAATCTTTTACTTTAGTGATTTGCTTTGTCAACGAATCTCTTCGTCCTTGCGAACCTTTAGTTAGAATACGGTCTGTTGCATCAATGACTTTGTTAAACTTTTCTGTTTCTTGACCAAAGTATGATTTAGCCTTGTCAAGTTTCATTGAACCGCCACCCCAGCGTTCATTAACTTCAACCATTTTTTTGTTAATATATTTTGTGCGACTAGCATCCTTGCGAGCCGCCTTTTCGGCGGGTCGTTCAGCAGCAAGTTTAGCATCATATTTAGCACGGTCAGCAGCAGACTTAGCCCTATTGGCAGCAGACCTTTCAGCCTTAGTCATTGCTTTAGCGGGGACAGAAGCAGCCTTACGCCCAACACTCTTAGTTGTTTTAGCAGTAGCCTTAGGTGCGTTAGCACTAAGGCGTTCTAATACCTTGCGAACAATGTCATCGTAAGGACCCTTAGCCATTATTAGCCTTGCTTTTTGCGCAACATTTGACGCTTGCGCATGTCATCTAATGCTTGTTGTTGTCTTGCTTTTGCTTGCACTGCTGTTGAACCCATGATTCCCATAGCGACTTGTTTTGCTGGTTTTACTTGCGCTGGTTTTGGCATCTTTGAACCATCACCAATACGCTTAGGACGCTTTGGTGGTGTTGGAGCAGTTTGACTTGGATAAGGCTTCTTAGGCATTACTTGCCCTCTTTCTTTTTCTTGTTGTACTTTTCACGCCCAGCCATACGGCGGGCTTCCATTTCATCTTGACGCTTAGCCCAAGCAGCCTGATTTTGTGAACGAGTTTCAGCCTTGCGTGCCTTAGCAGCAGCACTACTATCAGCCAAATACTTTTCACGACCAGCCCAATGTGCAGCCACATTCTTTTCACGCTTCTGCATACGAGTCAACTTACTTGCAGCGGCACCACTAGGCTTCTTAGGCTTAGGTGACGGCTTAGGGGCTGCTACACCACTCTTAGGTGGCTTAGGTGGCTTACGACCTGCACCACCAGTAGCGGTCTTTGCTGTAATCTTTGGTGCTTTACGACCAACAGATTTGGTTACAGAACCCATAGCGGCACGAACTTGTTGTTGTCCAACAGACATTCCCGAAGCAGCAAGTGCATCGGTGATGGCTTTCATCAAAGCATTTTCGTCAATAGGCAACTTTGCCACTAGTACATTGCTTTCTTAGACATCTTAGATGACTTAGCACCCTTAGACTTTTTGCCCTTAGGATAGTTAGAGGTCTTTATCCCCGCCTTAGGTTTAGCATCGGCATGGCTGGACAGAATCTTATATTTGACTGGCATAATACTCCTAAATACAGAAATGGTGGGAGATTGCTCTCCCACCATTATCGGTTTGTTCCCTAAATGTGTGGGAATTAATTACTTAACTGCGCCGCCAGAGTTCTTGCGGTACAATTGTGCCGTTGATGTTGAAGTTACAACAGCAAGGAATGTTGCTGAAGTACCATCAAACACAACCATGTTTCCACCGTTGGTAATCGTCCAACCAGTAGCCGTAGTTACCGTGTATTGGTATGCTGACGCAAGGTTCACGATTGTGAACTCAAACGAAGTTCCAACTTCTTCGTCTGTCAAAGCAGCCAGCACAAGTGCGGCTGTTGGCAGGGTGAAAGTTGTATCTACCGTTGGTGTACCAACAAACAACTTGCTGGTAAGCAATTCTGCTGCGGTTGGTGTTGCTGCGTCAGTAATGGCTACTGCTGTAACCTTTTCTGCTGCTGTAATATAATTAGCAAGACGGGTGCGGTCAATTGCACCATCAGTGTTTGATTTTAGTGGCATTTTTTATCCTTAAGTTTAGTTTTGTTTTTGTTGTTGTTATTATAATAATGGGGGCTTGCGCCCCCACTATAGGATTCTTTGACTAAGCAGTCTTAGCAGTCAACTTGCCTTGCTTTGCAGCATTGCGACAAGTAAGGTTACCGTAACACATGATGAGTGCGTAACGAGCATCCAAGTCCTCTGGACGAACAAACTGTGTTTGTGCGAACCACTTGGACGAGTGACCAACCAAAGTCAGGTACTTGCTGTTCAAGAAGTACACTACACCAGCGGTGCAATGCTCATCGTAAACAACTGGAGCAGCCTTGAACAACAGGTTTTGGAAACCAGCATCTGCTGTCTTGGTGTCCGTGTAACGGAGGTTTGGTTGAAGCAATGCTTCGTACTTCTCAAACAAAGTCTGAGTTGTTAGAACCATGTCTGGGTGGTCGTTACCAACAGAAACGCTGTTGTAACCAGTTGCCATATCAGCAAGCGACAAAGCAACGGCATCGTTGTCCTCGTATGAACGCCAGTACTCGTTACCAGATGTTGCACGGTTGATACCGCCAACAGTTCCTGATGCTTCAACGATATTTCCAAGACCGTTCCAGTCTTTTGAATCGTTTCCAGTTCCATCACCATAGAACATAACATTGAAACCTTCACGCATTGACTCTTCAGCCTGCATGATTTTGGCTTCCAACAAGTTAATAATTTCTTGTTCGCCGTTGTTCTTGGCTTCTTCAATACCGCTAATTGCGATAGAAGCAGCGTACTGCTTCCAATCGTATTCGGCAGCAGTGATGCCACTTTGTGCGGTCAAAGCAATTGAATCGTAACCTGAGTACGACTTAACAGTTGAACTTGTTCCGTAAATGAGTGGTTCAACAATTTTGGTACCGCCGTTAAGCATACGGATGCGACCTTTATCCTGAAGGAAATAGGTCAACGGGCGTGCCGTAAAAATGTTGTCCGTGAGTTGGTCACGATAGTTTGCGAGCGTTGTACTTAACAGCGCATCAAAGTTTGCGTTTGACATTATAGTATCTTTCTAAAGTTTGGTTGATAATTTAACTTGCACCCATTTGACGCTTAGCCGCTTCCCAAGCATCAGCCACCGATGTAATAGGAACAAAAGTTTCATTGGTTGTACTAGCGGTAGCCGAGGCTCCACCAGATACAACCGCTGCTGCACGCTTCGCTTCCAACACACCATCTTCAACTTTTTGTTGAACCTGTTGTGCTGCTTCCTCTGTCCGTGCTTTTGCAACCATTTTATCGTAAGCAATTTGCTTGTAAACGCCCTCAAGGTCCTCGGTGTTCATCCGCAAAGCGGATGTCACAACTTCCTTGACATCAAAATCAGGATACTTGTTTTGCAACCCCTGAATCTCACGCTCAATAGCCTGTTGACTCTGGTAATCCTCAAACTGTGCTATACGCTGGTCAAGTTCACGATACTTTACATCCTCAGGACTATAATCTTCTGGTTCAGAACCCTGAACCATCTGTTGTGCCTGTGAACGACTAATACCGTAATGCTGACTTAATAGGTCAATCGTTGCCTTAGGGTCATTTTCCAAAGCCGCACTAAGCGCACTAGCAAACTGAAACTGGTCCCGTTGCTGAGATAACTCTTGTGTTTTTCTGGTATAATCCGCTTGACGCTGATAACCTGCGATAGCCTCTGAAAAAGGAACTTGCAATTCCTCACCATCAACCTTAATTGGAACTCTATAATTAGAATATTCCTCAACGGACAATGTTGGTGTATCGGGTGCTTCTGTAATTACACTAGTTTCGGTTGACCCAGCACTTTCTAATGCAGGTTCCATTGCTGGTGTTGCGAGTTCATCACTCATTAAATATGTTCTCCTATAGAGTCCTAAATGGTTGCTCTATATATCCTCAAGGCGTTCCCTATTGGGCTGGAGGTTGTCCTTGCTGAAGCATAGCCATCATATCTGGAGAAGGTTCACCAGCAGGGGCAGGGGCACCAGAAGGTGCCGCAGCCCCAGCAGGAGCGGGGACAGGAGGGGTGTCACCCATTTGCTGCTGAGGCTGGGCTAGAAAATCGTCAGGGTTCTTAACACCAAAACCAAACTGTAGCACATGTGCCGCAAGTTTTGACATGTCAATAATACCTGCACCAGCGAACGGTGCCATAGCATCAACGAGTTGTAATGCCATTTGACGCTTAAAGGATTCGTTATGTGGTTGTGTTGAACCTGCTGCTACCTCAAAGTCAAAATCACCTTGTAGATAGTCACGGTCATAGTTGACCCATATTGGTTCACCATCACGACCCATAACACGGGCAACTTGCTCACCTTGCATGAACTGCTGTGCCAGTTGTAACATGCGGCGAGCAACCTCGGCTATGGCTTGTTCAACGACAGCCAACTTATCTGATGTGCGTGCGTTAGCAGCATCCTGCATCAAAGATGATTCTGTCGCTGTGCGCCGAATCTCCGATACGGCACCACGCTGAAACTCTGACACACCAGAAATACGGTCAATATCACCAATAATCATGTTTGACTGGTTATAGAACTCTGGTGGGTTAATGACCGCTGGGAAGGCTGTAACAACACCACCCAAAGGTTCATCGCTGGTAACTGGAACCATAACATTATCTTCATCAGATTCTAATGCTGTACGACCCATCTGGTCAAACGCTGATTCCTTGTATAGATATTTGCGGCTAAACTTTTTGCGATGGTTCATCATCTGCGAACGGGTTTCGTTCAATTCCAGTTGCAAAGGTTCAATGGACTCTAAATCGCCAATAGGATAGAAATGGTCTGGAACATCATAGTTCCTAATCATAACAAATGGTTGACCAAACGCAT